AATTGCTATGAACTATGTTTGCAATTTACAAATATTATTAGAATCATTGGATATTGATTATCTATTTTTAAATGCATTTGAAAATATTCTTTGTAAAAAAGTTTCATTTTATGAACAAGTAAAATTAGAAAATTGGATACTACCAAATTACACATTATCAGAATATCTATTAGATAGAAAAGATGAAATAGATCCATCGTTACCATATGCACTTTGGGAAGATGACCACAAAGTTGTAAGAGAATGTTCTGATGGACCACATCCAAACAGAATTGGATATGGCTTTATAGCTGAATTAATTCATTCGGAAATTGTTAAAAGAAAATTATTAAAAGATGTTAGCGTTATATAGTCACGGAGATTCGGTAGTATGGGGAGCTGAGTTAGAAGATAAAAAAACGGAAAGATTCTCACACCATGTTGCTAATAATTTAAATGCAATGGATTGTAATAATGCATCGGCTGGTGTTTCTAATGATTATATTTATAGACAAACAATGAGAGATGTTTCCCATTGGTTAAGTAATAGAGTTGTTTGGAGTGAAGATAATGGTTGGATTAATGCATCAAATCTTATAGTAGTAATAGGTTGGACTGCACCTACTCGATTTGAATGGTGGGATGGTAATAAATACCAACAGGAAAGATTGTGGGTGGGATATGATAAATGGGGTGAGCCGGATACAAATAGGACAACTGAAGATCAATTTGTTTTAAACCAAACTTCGGATATACCATCGTATATCAGAACATTTAATCATATTATTTCGTTATCTGCATTTTTGGAAAAACATAATATATCATATTATTTCTTTAATAGTTTTTACGAATATAAACTTCCAAAAGAACCAACGGATTTAATAGATAATTATGGTAAACCACATTTTCAATTAGATTTAAATTCATTATGGTCACAATTGCCCGATGAATTTACATTTGGAACAATGTATGAACACATAAAATTTATGGGTGAGGGATTTTTACCACGCAATCATCCATCAAAAGAGGCACATAAAGAATGGGGCCACTTTTTAATAAAAGAATTAGAAAATGAAAAACGATAAATACATAATAGGTATATCGGCATTTTACCACGATTCATCAGCATGTCTATTCAAAAATAGCAAGTTAATGTTTGCGTGTGAAGAAGAAAGATTTACAGGAATAAAACATGATAGTTCATTTCCGCAAAATACAATAGATTACATTTTTAAGAAATATAAAATTAGTAAAGAGGATATAAGTGCGGTTTGCTATTACGAAGAACCAAAATTAAAATTTAAAAGAGTTTGGGATAATTTTAAAACAAATTTCTTTAAAGCACCAATTCATGTAACTAAATCTTTAGTTGAAATAACTTTAAATAGAATTAAAATACATAAGTTACTGAAATCAATATCCGATACTATATTTTATTCAGAGCATCATAAATCGCATCTTTATTATTCAGCATTTACTTCTGATTTTTTAGAATCTGATGTGGTATCTGTAGATGGAGTTGGTGAAATTGATACAATATCATATGGTTCTCATAAAGAAAAATCAATAAAATATAAAAGTGTAGCTCAATATCCACATTCATTGGGGTTGTTTTATTCAGCTATGACATCTTACTTAGGATTTAAACCAAATGAGGGAGAATATAAGGTTATGGGGTTAGCATCGTATGGTTCTAAGAGTAAATATACTAAATTAGTAGGACAACTTATTAAATTTGGAGCTGGAAGATTAAATTGTGATATGGAGAAGTTTTGTTGGGATAGAGATGATAAATTAATGTTTAATCACAAATTGGTTGAATGTTTAGGAATCTTACCAAGAGATTCAAAAGAACCAATTACAGCGGAACATGAAGATTTGGCATTTGCAGTTCAGCAAGTATATGAAGATGTTTTATTTGCAATTCTAAATAGTATAAATACGAATGGTAACCCTAATTTATGTTTGAGTGGTGGATGTGCATATAATGGAACTGCTAATGGTAAGGTATTCCGTAATACAAAGTATAAAAAACTATGGATACCATCCGCACCATCCGATGCCGGTTCTGCTATTGGTGCTTGTGTTCATTATAGTGTGTTAAATGATACCGAATTTAAAGGTAGAATTACAAGAAACCCATTTTTGGGGCCGGAATATGGATATGGTAGGGTTGTGGAAACGATAGATCCATCTAAAATTGTAAAATATAGTAACGATGAGGAGTTATTAACCAAAGTTGCTGAAGAATTACATAATGAAAAGGTAATTGGTTGGTTTTATGGAAGTATTGAGTTTGGAGCTAGGGCTTTGGGTAATCGTTCAATCCTTGCATCACCTTTAAAGGCTGAAATGAAAGATAAGATTAATAAGGTAATCAAAAAAAGAGAAGGATTTAGACCATTTGCACCTATGGTATTGCAAGATGTGCAAGATAAGTATTTTGAAACGGATGGAGATGTTCCATATATGAATCAGGTGGTTAAAGTCAGAACTGAATATCAGGAAAAGTTAGGAGCAGTAACTCATGTGGATGGAACTGCTCGAATTCAAACTATATTTACCACTTCAAACAACCGAATATACAGGTTATTGAGGAAATATGAGAAATTGAGTGGATATCCAATTTTATTAAACACATCATTCAATGTAAAGGATAAAACTATGGTTTTAACGCCGGAAGATGCCTTACAAACCTTCTATGATACGGAAATGGATGTGTTGGTATTGGGTAATTATATTGTTTACAAATAAATTAAATATTTATACATACAAATAAGATATTATGGCTCAAACAAATTGGACAATCAGACAATTGGAAAGACACATTGTAAACGGTATCGTTACAAAAGTGTATTGGAAGTGTGAGGTTGTGGATGGTATGTTTACCGCCGCAGCTCAAGATGTTGTAACTATTTGTGATGATTTAAGCACAGTTGATACCAATGCGCCTGAGTTTACACAATTTTCAAACCTAACTGCACCTCAATTGGTTGAGTGGGTTACGAATAAATTAGGAACTGAAGAAGTATCTGGTATAGTAAGTGGATTAACTTATAACATAGATATTCAAAAGGATTACGCTACTAACTTTGTATATGGATTACCTTGGGAAGTAGCCCCAACTGAAGAAGAAACAACCGAATAAGAAGAATATAATACATTAGATAATAGTAATAGATTCCTAATACGATATTTTAAAAAAAAATTGTGTTTTGGGGATTTCCCTTATATTTATATGTGTATTTTGTTTGGAAGTACACGGAATTAAAATATAATAACAAATATATAAATAACAATGGCAGAAAGAATCGTATCACCTGGTGTTTTTACAAGAGAAAATGACCTATCCTTCTTAGCGCAAGGAGTTGGTGAAATTGGAGCAGCATTTATTGGACCTTTTAAGCAAGGACCGGCATTTATTCCAACAATCGTAAGAACCCAATCAGAATTCGAAGATATCTTCGGAACACCCGATGGAACATATTACACAGAATATGCAGTTCAAAACTATTTAAGAGAAGCTGGAACGGCTACCATCGTAAGAGTTGGTGGTATCGGTGGTTATCAACAACCACAACCTTTCGCTTTAAGAATTACAGGTTCTGCTGATGGTGATAACTCCGATGGTAGAATATTCGCAGTATTATTCGCTACAGGTTCTAACAATCAACCTACAGGATTCACAGGATCTATTTCAGCAAGTCAATTATCTGATAGTTCATCTTTTGTAATAAACAATGCGGGTATAATGGGAAGCTCTTATACACTAAATTTATTACCTTCATCAACTAATGATGTTAGTGATGTATTTGGTGAATCACCATTTGGAACTAAAGCACCATATACTTATGTATATTTTGAAAATTATGCAGCAACATTAAGTGGTGCTGATTATGGTATCCAAAGAGTTACTATCCCAACACAAGATTTCAGACAAGATATTACATACGCTTCAACTCCTTGGGTTCAATCTCAAACGGGAAGCGCACAAGACCCATCAAGCGATTTATTCCGTTTCCACACAATTGGTGATGG